GATACTTTTATTGAAAGGGAATTTCTTCCACACTTCCCAAAAGATACTAAAGTTTTGAAGTATCTCTGCACTTATGGACAATATAATCAAGAACCAGAGGTTCTGTTCAACTTGACAGGGGACTTTCAAATGAATTATAATGAGAATGCTGAGGTGATTCAATGAGATACATTGGTAACAAAACTAAATTACTTGATTTCATTCATGGAGAGATTCAGTCTGTCTGTGGAGATATCTCTACGTCTAAATTTTGTGATTTGTTTTCTGGATCTGGTTCTGTAGCAAGATATTTTAAGCAGCATTGTGCCGAAGTTATTGCTAATGATCTTGAAGATTATAGTTACGTTTTGTGTCAAAATTATATTGGTAATAATGAGGTGTTTGAATATCAAAAATTGATCGATTACCTTAATAGTCTTCCTGGAGTAAAAGGAAGGTTCTATGAAAACTTTTCTCCAGCAGCAGGACGCTCATTTTTCACAGAGCATAATGCACAAAAGATTGACGCAATCCGAATGGAGATTGAGAATCTTAATTTACCCAAAAATCAATACTATTTTTCCCTTGCTTCATTGATAGAAACGGCAGATTCATATGCTAATACCACTGGTGTTTATGGAGCATACTTAAAGAGTTTTAACTCCAGATCTAGTAAAAATATGAGTTTAGTTGCTCACCCTCATGTTCCTGGCGGAATAGGTAAGGTCTATAAGAAAAACGCAAACGATCTTATTCATGAGATTAATGGAGATATTCTTTATCTTGATCCTCCATATAACACTAGACAGTATGGTGCCAATTATCACATTCCAAATTACATTGTAAATTACTTTGATTTTGATTACAATCAAGACTCAAAGACTGCTCTTGGAACTTACAATAAATCTGAGTTTTCGCAAAAGAAGTCCGTTAAGATTGCATTCGAAGATTTGATATCTAATGCAAAATATAACTATATCTTTGTTTCGTACAATAATGAAGGTATTCTTTCCTTTGCTGATATTGAGAAGATCATGACGAAATATGGGAAATATGATCTTAAAGAAAAGGAGCACAAAAGATACAAATCAAATACAAACAATTTGCAACAATCAAAAGTAGTTGAACACCTTCACGTATTGATAAAATGACTTTTACAGAATTTGTGCTATCTCATGAGATAGTTAGGAATCCCAAAGTTAAAACAAGAACAAATACTGCTTCTCCATTTATTCAGTGGGTTGGAGGAAAACGTTCTTTGATAGAGAAATATAATCCTTTTATACCAATAGAATTTAATCGTTATTTTGAACCATTTTTGGGTGGTGGTGCAATGTTTTATCATATGCACTCCAAATATGGAAATACAAAAGAATACTTTCTTTCTGATTTAAATGAAGAACTTATTTTAGTTTATAATACTGTAGTTTCAAATCCAAATGAAATTGTACAATTAATTAATTACATGAGCGTAAGACACTCTAAGGAGTTTTATTATTCTGTACGCAATTATGATAGGATTGAATTGGCACCCAAGAAATATCAAAAGAATTTTGATATTATTCAAGTTCTGACTCCAATAGAAGTTGCTGCAAGATTTATCTATTTGAATCTAACATGCTTTAATGCATTGTATAGAGTGAATAAAGATAATTTGTTTAATGTGCCAATCGGAACTTCACTTAAAAAAGATATATCCGATAATGGATTATTAAAAGCATGTTCTGAAGTTTTATGTGATGCAACAATCAAATATCAACCTTATCAGTGCATGACGCCCGAAAAAGGTGATTTTGTCTTTCTTGATCCACCTTATGCACCAATTTCTGCAACTTCAGATTTCACTTCTTATACTTCTGAAGGATTTGGATTAGAAGATCAAAAGAATCTTAAAGAATATTGTGACGATCTAAATCACAAAGGAGTAAAGTTTATTCTTGCCAACTCCAACTGTGAATTTATTCGTGAATTATACAAAGACTATGCTCAGTACACTTTTTCATTGAACAGAACACTGAATTCAAAAAAGGAATTAAGAAAGCAAACAACAGACAATGAAATTATGGTGACTAATTGTGCCACTTTTTGAACTGTCCACTCTGCTCTATACTAAATATTGATGCTTAAGAGTCGCATCTAAAAGCAACGTTGAGGGGCAGAAATGTCCCTCTTTTAGTATAAATATTATTGCGACTTTTAAGACAAGAATGAATAAACTTCACGTTCAGGTATTAAATGAGTGTCTTGGTATAGATGGTCCTATCTGGATAGAAGACAATCCTGATAATTATGTCGAAACACATAAATCAACAGCACCGATTTGTGCTAAAATGAAACGCACAAAAGAATGGAAAGAAAATATAGCAAAAGCAAACACTGGTAAAACTCATATGAAAGGAAAATGTTCTAAAGTATGGAAAGTAATTGATGAGAATGGAAATATTGAAATTGTTTATGAAGGACTACCACTATGGTGTGAGAAAAATGGATATTCTTGGAGTAAGATAAGAGATTTGTCAAGGGGAAAATCAAAAAAGTCCAGTGGTCTTGTGTCAGTTGCTGAAGTGTCACAAGGAAGATGGCAGAAAGCACAGGAGACCCTATAATACAAAGGTAATCAACGGAGACACCTCCAAATGGCGACCAGAGGCAGAATCGGTATCGAACTTAAAAATGGGAGCATTTTGAGCTGCTACCATCATTGGGACTCGTATCCCGAATGGTTGGGTCGTATCCTGAAGACTCACTACAACACTCGTGCTCTTGCTGCCGAACTGATTGACGGTGGTGATATGAGTTCCTGCTGGACTGAAGACCGCTGGAATAGCGAAACTAAAGCACAAGAATATGGTCCTCAATACTACTCCCAGCGTGGTGAAGAATGCCCTCCTCGCCTTGATGCTGACCTTGTAGAGTATCTGCTCCCCGAAAATGGTGAAGAGTATCACTACCTCTTCCGTAATGGTGAGTGGGTGTGCTACAATATGAACTGCTATGTGGAAAGCAAACTTCCCGAAATCGTTGAAATCCCCTCTGCTGCCCTTGCTGTTTGATAATGATTGATCAAAAACCTGTCACGATGGAATTTACTTATGAAGAACATGATCTTCTAAATTTCATTCTAAATCATGCTATTGATGGAATGGATCTTGCAATTCCCTGCGTTTATGATTTACCCGAAGACTCTGAAATCCGACAACGTTATGATATGCTTGAAAACATGAAAAACAATTCTTATTCACTCTGGGCACAACGATTTGGTGACTGACTTATGAAAACTGCTACTGCTCTTGGTTTTGGATTTGGCATTCTTGTGATTGCCGTTGCTAGTGTATTCTTACAAGCATGGGTGCTTGGTATCATTCTGTCTTGGTTTAATGTTACCTTGACATTCTGGCAGAACCTCCTTATTATTCTGCTTGCCAACTCTTTCCGCACAAACGTATCTTCTAAATGAATATGAAACAACAAAACGGATTTTTTGACCCCCCTGCTATTCTCTTTATTGCTGGTGTGTTCTTCATTGGTGGTATCCTCTTTATTGGTGGTCCTCAATACAATGTGTGGCAGCAATCTCTTGCTGGTAAAGCCGAACTTCAAAAAGCAGAATATACTCGACAGGTAGCAGTGCTGGAAGCACAAGCAAAGAAAGATTCGGCACAACAACTTGCTGATGCTGAAATCATCCGTGCTACTGGTGTTGCCAAAGCAAACCAAATCATCGGTGATAGTCTGAAAGATAACCGTGAGTATCTTCAGTATCTGTACATCACTGGACTGGAAGAAGGTAGCAACAAAGGTAACGTAACTATCTACGTTCCTACTGAAGGTGGGATGCCTGTTCCCACTTTGCAAATGAACAAGTGACACTTTGATAAGTGGCACACTGGGGCACCTGGAGTTATCTGGGTGCCCTATAATAACTTCAGTTCAAACGAACACCTCTCATGACTGCTTCCACCTTTGACCAATTTGTTGCTGAGCAGGATGCCCGCAACACTATTCAACTTAATGTAACCAAGTGGTGCTACATGTTGATTGATGCTCTCAAGGACAACTACCGAGAGTATGCTATCCGTGGTCATCAAAAGTTTGTTGATGATGCTGACACTCACGAGTATCACCAGCGTAAGATTGAAGAACTTAAGTTTGGCAAGTGTGATATTGATTATGTGATTGAGAGTGGTAAAAAGTATCACAAAATCATTATGATTGATGGTGGTGGTTCCCGCTCTGTTCATGCTTTTGTGGATCGCAAGACTGGCGAACTCTACAAGTCTGCATCCTGGAAGTCTCCTGCCAAGGGTGTACGCTATGATCTGCGTATCATTGAGCAGCGTGAGCAGGTTCTTGCTAACTGCGATTGGGCAGGTGGTTATTTGTACGCAAAATAAGATATGATAACGATCTTTTTTTGGTGGTTTGTTGCCGCTGTTGGTGCAGTCGCCTTCAATTATGCTTTGACACAATTTACTGATGATGACAACAACTAGCAAACTGATCTTTGTTTCTTCGTTCATTTGGTTTTTGCACTGGGGTCAATGTCTCACATACAACATTCTGGTTACGGGTATCGCAAGCGCCTCTGTGAAGACGTTGCCACTTGGTTTTTAAATAAGTTCTTTCCACGCCATAAAATCCATGTTGAAATTCTTCATCGTGGATTAAAGCGTGAAGGTGTAAATGGTTATTGTGACATCGTAGGTGAGCAATATCGTCCTCGTCAGTTCTTGATTGAACTTGATACTTACATGAATGAGAAGTTGTATATACAAACTCTTTTGCATGAACTGTCTCACCTCCGTCAGTGGGTGGTGGGTTCGCTGCGGGTTCGTTACGGAAAATTGTGTTATTCTAAAGAACCTGTGGAGAAGTATGATTATTGGTATCAACCACATGAAGTAGAGGCACGGGAACAGGAAGAAACCTTATATCTTGAGTACCTATTTGAAAAGAATGGGTGGACGGATCAGCAGGTGGCACAGTTCTTCCCCAACCGCCTGCGACAGGCAGTATAATTACAAGGTAATCAAGAGAACACCTCATGACTTCCCGACAGCAAATGATTGCAAACATCGAAAAACTGGTTCATGCTCATGATAAGTTTCGTTCCTTGGATCAAGACGATCAGCAAGATCTTCTTGAGAACTTTTACAACGAAGATTGTCATGGAAACATTTCCTGGGAGGATTATGTGCTTTCCAATTGCTTTATGAATGAACTGAGCGATAGCAACTGATCATGGTTACCGACACTACACAAGACAAGCAGATCCGCCGCTCTATTGTGAAAGCAGTTGAGGAGATGGATCTGCGCCTGCTGCAACGTATTGCCTATGAGGTACGTTGTGAAGAAATGGGTCTTTACCCTGATGGTTGGAAACTTTATCCCGAAAACTAATCATGCAACTCTCCACTCAATCTGTCTCCAAAATCGCTGACGCACTCAAACCAGCAATAATTCAATACATTTATGCAGATGACGGGTTTGCAGAATATATGCAAACTGCCATAGTTGAAGGTATTCGGGAAACAATGGGACCAATGGATGAGGATTTACTTTTTGAGATCGGTATGCTGATTTTTGATCGAATTGAATTAAAATAATGATCGAAACTCTTATTGCTGGTCTTACATGCGGCATTGCCACATTCTATGGTGTTGGTGATGGTTTTCATGGAAATATTACTGCAAATGGAGAACGATTTGATGCTTACCGTTGGACTGCTGCTCACCCTTACCTTCGTATGGGAAGTAAAATTAGAGTTACAAACCAAGACAACGGTAAACAAGTAATTGTGAGGGTGAATGATCGTGGTCCATATTCTCATGCTGACTTGGATCTTTCTTATGCTGCTTTCGCTCATATTGCTTCTCCACGCAAGGGCAATGCTGTTGTGTGTTGGAGAGTCGTTGGATGAACAAAACAGATAGAGATGCACTCTACGTTGTCATTATGTTGGTGGTGCTCCTTCTACTTGACATAATGGTGATCGGTGGTATATTATACAAAGGACACGCAAATTTTCCAGAACTTATCAAACATTTGAAATCATGAAAAAACTGCTTGCTCTTGCTACTGTTCTGATTGCTGCTGCACCTGCAGTTGCACAAGAACAAAAAGTATCATATCGTCCCTTCACATACGAAACTCCTTGTATGCTTGAGACAGGTATTCAAACTTATTCTGATCTATGTAAAGTAGTTGAAACCCGTGAAAAAAGTGGTGCTCTTCGCACTCGCAATATTTACTCTAACAAATATGGTTTGACGATCAAAGGTCGATTTGATAAAGAACAAGGATATATGACCTGGGATAGTCATAACAAGTTTGAGTATAAGTGGGAGTATAAAGTTGGTGGATCTGGTGGTGTTGACGGTCTTGGTGCCTGGACATATGTAATGCCTGGTTTTTTACTTCAAAACGTTAGTTGGGATTGAAAATGAAAGAAACACAAGTAAATCTAAATGTGCATGAGATTGGTATTATCCTCTCTGCAATTCAAAATCTTGAAAATATTGACGAAATTCGTCTTGCAAGAGAATACGGAAGTGCGCCAGCACTGTATAATAAACTCTATTCGGTCTGGGAGCGAATGGACAGATCAGAAACTGGTCTACGCTACGACGTGGTGCCCTCCTTCTGACCTATAATACGGAGGTAATCAAGGGAACACTCCCATGAAAACGTCTTACTGGTTTCTTGGAATCATTGCTGTTCTCATGTGGAACGGTGTGCTTGCCAAGCGTGATTCTGAACTGTTCAAGGCATACGATAAAGTCTGTGCCGAACTTCCACAACCTCACCCCGATTGCCGCTACGCCAAATGAACAAAGACGACATTAAGCAATTTATCAGAGCATTTGTGGACTTCAACAAACATGCCGAAGTTCAAGAATTGTATCATGACGCAAAACAATCTTATCTTGAATATGAAATGCGTAGACAAGAATCTAAAATGATTATTGAAAATGAGATTGAAAAGAAAGCAGCAGAGTTAGAGGTGACGGTTGATTATTACATGGAAGAGTTCATGTGATGAGTGATCAAACAAAACTTATATTGGCACTTATGCAGATTGATAATCTTACCTCTCTCATTGAAGGTAATGAGTATCAATCTTTTCTGTATTCTCATTTGATTTCAGTTCAGATTGAACTACAACGCCAATTGACAAATATCAAACATTCGACTACAATTAAGGAGTAATTTAAAACAGCAAATGAAGTATCTTTACATCGTCACTTACTGGGTTCCTTTTCCTTCTTCGGAATATGGTGGCACGATCAGTCTAATTGCAGAGTCTGATGCAGAAGCATTTGAGATTCTCTCCAATTCTAATGATTTCGACGATAGTTACACAGATCGCATCATGGAGCGTGTGGTGAATGCTCATAAGTTTGCTCTGGCAAATGAAGAGAAGTCCCGTATTGTTGATATTTTCATTACATGATTTATGAAATACGAACCACAGATCAACGATTATGTGATATGGAACAACGGCAAAGGCGTTGAAGGGTGGGTCTATTTCAAGTGTAAGGAATATATTACAATAGAAAAGTCAATCCGCCCAAAAGATTGTGAAAATCTGCAGGCATGTTGCTTACATGCCAACGAACGTCTACTTGTTCTTTGCTACAAACCCCAATGGAACCAATTAGAATATGTCCGATCCAGGCAATCAGTCTATGAAACCTAAAAATCCATGGAGGTGGTGGGCAAAGGCATTAGGTGAAAAAGCAACCAAATGTGATAAAGAATCAGATAAAGTTGCAATCATTCGCACTGTAATCTTCGCAACTTATTTGATTACTAACTGTTTTATTGTTGCTGGTGTCATAAGACATTGGAACGACGAAACAACCATTGAAATTTTTATTGAATCTCCTCATGAAGTACCAGGTTATCTACAACAAAAACAAGAAGAAATCAGTATCGAGGCAAGTGGCAACTTTCTATAATCTTGAAGACGCAATTTTTTGGGAGAAGCAAATGAAGGAAAATGGTTGTATAGATATTGAAGTTGTACCATTATTCTCATCATGAGTTCACAGGATTCAAATGAAATGCCGTCCTTGCCTGAGCAAGGACTTAATCTTTCAAAGGCAGTTCTTGATATTATTCAAGAAACGATCAAGGGAAATAATCTGACTGTTGACGATTTTGAAAAACAACGTCGCTATGATATTTGTCAGGTATGTGAGTATTTCTTTGAACCACAGTCAAGATGTAAGAAATGTGGTTGTTTTATGAAAAAGAAAGTTGAATTCACCGCATCCAAATGTCCAGTTGGTAAGTGGTAAAGAATAAATAAAAATAAAAATAAAAAATGAAAACGTTTCAAGAGTTTCAAGAGAGTTATCGTGATCCTTCTGCCAGAGGCGGATTCGATCCAAGATTCGATCGTAAAGGAAAACCAGACCTAGGACGCGGACCAAATCGATGGTCAATTCCAGATCGCTCACCGACTCTTGGAATGGACAAAATGGCAAGAACACAATATAATGCAAAAAAATCTAGCACCCCAGCAGTAAATGTAGGAGAAGCAAAAGGTGACGGTGCATCGCCTTATGAAGTCTATAAACCAAAACCAACTCCAACCAATACTACACCACCACCTGCTGATTTTAGAGATAAGTATCTTCCAAAACAAACCAAACAGGCACAATTAGTTCCACCAAAAACAAATGCTCCTCTTGATCTCAGAGGTCCTGGTGAAAAATTACGTGCTCTTCAACTGTTAAGAAAGCAACAAGGTTAATTGCGAACATAAAACCACCAATATCCACGCCAACCATATTTTCCAGGATTCTTTAAACTTCTCAATATTCCTTGTTTATCTGCCGTTTCAAATTCTCTCAATGCGGCACTTATACTTTCGTACCGAACTTCAATCTGTTCGGTTTTTTTATTGACACCAAATACTGCTCTTTTATGATCTTTCTCTTCTATAATTTGCCACTTATGACCATATGCTGTTCTACCTGTACGTGCCGCAAGTATAATGTTTGAATTGTTAATTGCTTTACCAGTTACTTGTTCTGCTGCTACTCTTGCACTTTCATAGTCAGTACATAGTCCAGTTTCTAGATTCTTACCACGTATCTTAAATCCAAAGTGTTTACCATTCCCACGGTTCTCTTCATTCCATTGAATTAAGTGTGGTGCTGATTTATATGTACGTGGTTTCTTTTCTTCTTTAACTTCAATTGGTTTTATTACTTCTGTAATTATATTATACTCTGGTTTGTATTTTTCTATCCATTGATTTGTTTTTAATTCAAACTCACTTTCATCACATTCATCTAGTTCTCTAATCATAAAGTTGTGTATGCCATATTCTCTGAACGCTTTGTGTAATGGTTCAGAGGACATTCTTTTAGACTTGTCTATGTGCTGTACCCATTCTTTATTCATTGCAAGTGTGGTGTTTCCTATGTACTTGTGTTCATTTTGTTTGTTGAGAATAAGGTAAATGATTCCTCTTTTCATGGTGTATTGTATGGTATTGTAATTATATGTATTGTATGGTATATCTGATATATTGTATGGTGTATGTAATTTTGAGGGTTGTGTTATGGGGGATACTTTTAGGGTATTATTTGTAGAAATATTTAATTGTTTTGTATAATGATAGTGTTATATGATTATAAATGCTCTTTTATTCTTATAAATGCCTCTGAGTCTTATTAAATGCTCATAAATGCCTTTGAGTCTTATTAAATGCCTCTGAGTCTTGTGGGCTTAGCTTGTTTACCATAAGACGCGCATTTTGTCAACCCCCACGCCGCGAGATTGTTACGAGACACCCACGAGATCGCTACGAGACCTGCACGAGACTCGCACGAGATCATATAATCATATAACACTATCATTATACTACGAGATATGTGCGTTTCGTAACATTTTAAGCATTATATGCATATATAACAGTATTGCAATCTTGTACGAGATCTGGGCGAGCATAAGGGCTTGCATACTCTACGAGATCATGCTACAATACACAAACGTTCAACCATCACTACGAGTTATGTACGACGATTACGAGATCGATTTCCATAGCAATGATTGCAGTCTCGATGAGGATTCGTACTATGAGTATCATATGCGAGATCTGCAGGAAGACGACGACTATGCACGAGATGGGCAAGACTATGAGAGTCTTGCATATCGCCATTATGCATGATAGAATACTCACACAACGCACAGGATACTCATGATCGCACAAAAACGCAAGGTATGTGTTACACTATACGTTGAGTGTTATGATGATCTAGATCTAGAAGATCTCAATTGGAGAGAAATTCTAGATCTACAGGGTGATGAAGAGGTTCATGCTAGCATAAAGGATCTGGATCCGTTCTGATTCTTGTGCCAGTTCTCATAGTGTCATAATCATTATAGAATACTATAATCTTATAACGATAGCGTTATATGTGACACTATGAGAACTGGCACAATGTTGCCCCAAAGCACCCTGAATCTGGTTTATGTTGGACTCGTTCAACACCAAACCCCAATGATTTTCCTCACTGTTGCTGATCACGGTTGTGTATATACTCTTTCCCAAGAGGACGGGAATGAGTTGTATTATGCTCCCATTTATGCCAACGGAACTGTGAATCTGGAGGAGTTTGCTCCTGTAGATCTTGATTCTGCAGATATGGATCAAATGGAAATATTTGATATCCGCAATCGCCTGAGTGCTATGTGCCAGGTGTGAGAGTGGCACAGGGGGGTTGACATGCCCCCCAAACCCTGCTACATTACATTCGTACCTGAGGGATTCACCCCATGCTGACTGGCACCACCCTGGTTTCTAAAGTGACCGAAATGCAGGCACAAGAACCGCCTGCCAAGATGTCTGAAATCGTTCGGGCATGTGGTTATGAGGTTGACGGCAAACTCCACTACACCCAGTTCTACACAGAACTGCTGGATGCAAAGGGTTTGCTGAACAAAACTCCCGAACCTGAGATCTCCGAGGAGTATCAGGAAATCTATGATCGCCTGTGTGGTGATTATGGGCAAGATGCTGTAGAGGCATTTCTGACCATTTGGGAGGAAAGTGATCTGGAGCACTTCGAAGATGCCTATCAAGGTTGTTATGATTCGGAGAGTGATTTTGCAGAGCAGTTTACAATTGACTGCTATGGACTGAATGTTCCTTCGTTTGTGGTGATTGACTGGCAAGCAACCTGGGATCAGGGACTTCGTTATGATTACGAGTTCGTGGATGGTACAGTATTTCTGACCTCCTGGTAACACGAGATCTCAATGAGATGTGTACGAGATGCATACGTATCTTATACACATCTCTACGAGACATGCATAACACATAGTATATCATATCACAACGAGATTGACAAGCACTTGACAACCTCTACGAGATATCATATACTATACACATGGGAGTATGGTGGAATCGGTAGACACACCAGACTTAAAATCTGTTGGGAGCAATCCCGTGGGAGTTCAAGTCTCCCTACTCCTATTGGGTGATTCGAGAATATCGTCACCCATACACGCGAGAGAGGTTATATTTAATATCTTATAGGTGAGTGGGTGATCAAAAGGCAGGGAGTGGTGTCCCTGCCTTTTTTCTTTATATGTGCAAGAATTGTGCTTCACCCCACTCACCCCTTCCCGCACCATATGATGTGCGTATAATATACCTCACACATACCCCTGCGGGGTATGCCTTCGGCATCTCTTTAAAGTATAATATTAATCTTTATATTATTATCTTCAACGGCAGCAAAGCGATTCTAGCAAAGAATCAACAACATGTCAAGCATTGTAACATTAAAAGACTTTATGAGTCTGATAAGCACCCCTAATGTTACGGAATGTTGCAGAGGGTTGATCTGGGGTGCTGGGGGTGCTATGTTTGATTCGTGGTTGGGACACCTCTACACATCCCCCAACCCCACAATTCTTGACATGAACCTCACCAAATCCTTCCCCCCTGCTGATGCTTTGATTGACATTCTGCAGGAGGTTGACTATACAAAACTCTACAAAGATGTGCGGAGTTTTGTTCTCACTGTTGCTGCAGTGATCTACGTTGTTTCTACTATTCTCTGGGAGAAGATTCAGACCATGAAGTTCCAAACCCCCGAAATGATCACTCAATTCTTCTACCTGGGCGTGAACCTGATTGGTGAACCAGGTGATGAAATCGTGGGCATGAGTGTTGGAAACCGTTACGTCGGTTTGTATAGCAGCGGCATTGCCTGGGGTGTGCTCAATGAGCAGGGTGCCCTGACCAATCAGTAAACTGTCACACGGGGGGTTGCAATGCCCCCCACCCCATGCCAAACTACGTTTGTTCCTGAGACACACCCATGGACACCTACTTCTTTGAGATTCAAGACGCCCCTGGCGAGATCTATGACATCGAAGATCTCTATGAGGAGCAGGATGATGACCAATCATTCAATCAGTATCTGAACTCTAACTACGACTACTGATCATGACACTCACCACCCTCACATTTGAAGAACTGGATGCCATTCTGGCAATCATTGAAATGCACGACTGGTGCATGTTGAGTGAGCACCTTGACATTGATGTTGAGCAACTCTATGACAAGATCTCTGAAATGAGGGATGAAGTCTGATGCAATTCCAAGTTACTGAAATCGCCTTTGATTTTAGCGATGATTCTTATGATGAACCCATCACCGATGAATACAAAGAAGAACTCCGTGATGGTGTGTTTGGTACAATCTGGGAAGCAGATGATGAGGATGATCTAGTCGAAGAGATCACATGTGCGACTGGTTGGTGTATCAAATCCCTTGATTATCGCCACGTTCTCCAATGACTACCAAAACACAACTCTTTGAGTTTCTGTATGAAACTTGCAAAAAGAATGATGGTGTCTTAGTAGATACTTTGCACAACTACATTTCCTCCTTGGATGAGGTGGAACTTGTGGAACTTGAAGATTTCCTTGTCAACAACTTCGGAGACGATTGATTATGTACCGCACACTTTCTGAACTTCGTGACTCAATCGACAAGATGATTGAGATGGAAGGTGAGAACGCACCTTGCGCTGCATTTGTATTCACTTGTCACGATGTCTTTGAGTATAACGAAGAAACAAACCAAGATGATTATTTTGGTATGACTTTCACTCAAGATGTGCTCTGTGATGTAGGTGGTTCTTCCTACATCTACGAACAGGTAGGTGAGATGATTGATGATGCAATCCGTCTCCGTAAGAAACTCCCACTCTACGCTAACTGACATGAACCGCACTGAACTTCAAGATCAACTGATTCAGCAAATGCTGGATGACATGGATCTCAAGACAATGACCCAACTCTGCTATGATTATCTGGATGAGGGTTATGCTAAGTATTCGGATGAAGAACTGATCACTGAATGTGAAGAATACTACCCCGAACTGCTAGAGGGGTGACAATCTGACAACTGGCACACAGGGGGTTGACCCCAACCCCAACCCGTGCCATAATACATTCAACAAGCGGGGGTGAAGCATCCCGCTCAAAACACTTCACTCAAACCCTTACTTTTTTTAATTATCATGTTTAACTTTCAATCCAGCGCCATTGAGAACATCTCTGAGGTGCAAGACGGTAAAGTGACCATCACCTTCAACGGTGGGCGTGACTATACCTACGGTGTGCAAGATGTTGAGCAGTTCGTTACTCAACTCTCCAACGTGATCGCTAACAGCGAATCCGTGGGTCGTTTTATTAACACTGCCATCCGCAGTGAGCAACTGACTCAGGTTGCTGCCTGAAGCACACGGGGGGCACCTGCCCCCCTTTTTTGTGCCACTTGATCAACCTGCACACACCCCCTTCCTAGGTGGTTTGCTGCTGCTGTATGATTCGATCAACGCCAACCACACCACCCATGGCACACACCGACTCCATCCTGGCAACCTATTTCCAGAGCAGCGTCTACGATCGTCAGGTCGGGATGCAATGGTACAACAACGCCTTTCAGGTTTGTGTCACTTTAGGTGAAAAGTACGGTGTCCATTCTGACATCGTGGCAGGCGTCATTGCTGCACTCTCACCCAACAATAAGTGGGATTCAAACATCATCGACGCTGAGATCATGCTGCGGGCATGGGCGGCAGAGATTCCCTACAGCAGTGTAAAGGTTTCCACCTATTTCAACAATAAGGATAAAGCAGCAACAATCCTTGATTGTCAACTAACCCGCGAACAGATTGTAACTGTTTTGCGTGGCAATAAGACGGTGGCGTTCTTCCTTTGTATCGCATCTAATGGTGATAGCGACACGCCCTGTATTGATGGTCATGCTTACAACGTATGGAACGGGACTGTATCTACACTCAAGGAGGTTCCCTCTCTGAGTGATAAAACCTACCGCCACATTCAAGACGCTTACCGTGACGCTGCTAAAATTATCTCAGGCGTGACGGGTTTCTATCACTCAGCGGCGCAAGTTCAGGCGATCACTTGGGTAGCGTACCGCAGGATGCATAAGGGTATTCTGTGACACTTAGGGGGCACAATCCGCCCCCCTTTTTTTATACTTTTCCGTCATTATTTCATGGCAGGGGCGGTGGCGATGGTTGTCGTCCGCAGTGCTACCCCGCACCTCTTTTGATTGTCTCCGTATTATAAGCATCAGAATGTCCGCAAAACCTGCATCGTGTGCCACTTGCTGAACCGTCTGGAACTGCCACCATTGCCTCTCAGCACCCTGTATGGTGACAACACGCCGCAACCTCACCATGCGCTACATGATCGCTGCCGTGCTGCTGTGCCTACTATGGGAACCGATCCGCCCCGTCCGTAGTGTGACAGCACAGGCACTGTACACTGCAGGCGACATGATCGCCCGCTGACCCCCTATACTGATCTCAGTTCGCACCTGAACCACTCATGACCTACGCCTTCACCGACAACCTGCAGATCGATGAGCAGGAGACCTTCTGGGATGACCTGCAGGATGAAATCGACTCCTGCCTCTGGGATGATGACCAGGCGCTGGAGGAGTTCTGCCTAGAGTGCTGCTTCGGACCTGAGGAATGATTCACACGGGGGCGCACAGCGCCCCCAACCCATGCTATACTGAACACGTTCACCACCGAACCCCATGGCAACCGCAACCCGCTTCCAAACCAACCTGCTGGATGTGACCTACAACGGTTGGACTAATTACAAGACCTGGAATGTTGTTCTCTGGATTGAGAACGATAAGAGCATCCAAGACTTCATCCAGGAACACGATGTGTGCTGCTATGAAGAACTGATGGAAGCACTCTATGAGTGTGGCAGCAAGCAAACTCCCGATGGCGTAGAGTGGAACGATCCTGAGATTAACCGCTGCGAAATCAACGGCGACGTGTTCGATTTCTAAACTGTCACACGGGGGGCACCAACCCCCCACACCGACCCCTTATACTGATTCCAGTTCGCACCTGAACCGACCATGACTCAACAGCAACTGCTCCAGAACGCCCGCAACGTGATCAACGGCATGACCGACGCCCAGCGCCAGTGCCTTAAGACCGCTGCCATGGCAAAGGGTCGCAGCGCCCAGCAGGTGAGCAAGGCAGGCACCATGCGCCTGGCGCTGTGGGTGAGCAAGGGCACCAGCGCCATCTGAACCCCTACGGGGGGCAGCGGTGCCCCCCTCCACGTGCTACACTGTACAAGTTCGCAACCAACCCCATGCGCTTCGAAGTCCGCTACCAGACCCCCTACAACGCTTGTGAGTGGCGCTCCCAGTGGTTCCCCACCCTGGCAGAGGCAGAGCGCATGGTAGACTTCTACCGCTCCTGTGGTTCCCCCTCTCACATTGCCCCCAGCAGTCTGGCGCAACTGGAACGCTGATCAACGGGAATGGGTGCGCCCTTAAAGACGCCCAGCAACTTTAATCCTGAAACCACGATGACACGCGACCTTGCATTATCTCTCCTCCGTTCTGGCAACAACGGCGAACAAATCCTGCAGATTCTTGACTCTATTATTCTGGGGGATAGTGTTGACGAATGTGATGAATACAGTGCAGACCCTACACTTGACGCCATCGACTTCTGAGCACACTGTGCCAACCCGCTAGGTGGCACAGCGGAGGGTTCCGACCCTCCCCTTTGCCCCCTATACTGATCTCAGTTCGGAACTCACCCGATGACCATCCTGGAAACCATCGCCCAGATCGACTCCGCCTACGAGCCCGATGGGGGCGTGATCGACGCCATCGGCACCACTGCTGACGGGCGTGAGGTGGACCTCTGGATCTACAACGAAGGCGACGGTCCCCTGATCGAACCTGGCGCTTCCTTCCTGCCCTTCGGCGGGATCTACTACAACCCCTGGCCTCTGGTGGCGATTCGGGAAGACTGATCCTCACGGGGGCGGCAACGCCCCCAACCCATGCTACAATTCTCAAGCACACCGCACAGGACCGATGACCACCCCCACCCCTCTGCTGACCATCCTCTCCCCCGAACGCTACCCCTACGCTGTGGCGCAGGTGCGGGACGGTAAGATCACCAGCACCCTTGCCTACGCCACCACCCTGGAGGACTGCTACTTCCAGGTTCAGGGTTGGCG